GAAGAGTAGAAAGAACTCTAAGTTTAGTAGCTTCATGAACACTAAACCAAGATTCAGTGATATGTGAGCTTTGAGTTACTGCTCTTTCTACGTTACCTACTAATTCTTTAGTTTCAATTTGTCCTTGGCGCTGTTCACTTACTCCACTTATCGTACCTACTTGTTTTTCAATATATTGCAACATTGAAATGTTAGATTGAATATAGTCTCCAACTGCTTTGGATTCCATAACCCTACCACCAAATGTGTTAAATTGACCAGCAAGTTGCCCTTGGGCTTGTCCTTTTTTAGCTTCATTAAATGGATCTACAAACGCATAACCCAAAGCTTCTGCATATTGTAACCATTTTTCTGGTTCCCACCCATCAGGTATAGCAGCAAGGTTTACTTCGTAAATTGGGAATTTAAATCTAGCAAAACCTAATTCTGCACGATACATAAAGATATTAAAGAGATATTGGTAAGGTTTCATTTGATCGTAAAGAGATCTAGCTTTAGATTCATTTACGTTATACAGAGTACCAACATAACCAGAACGACATTTAGAAGGATTATTCATACTTCTAAATTGCACAGGTTTAGGTTGTATTCTAACATATATATCTTTACCAACACGAATACCTTCCCAGTATTCATTTATCCACATCCATTCAACTGTTTCACCTAGAAGCTCACTTGGTTCGTATTTTTCATCTACCCACCTAGTAAGTGTAGCACCTGTATTAAAATCATAATATTTTAATTTACCCACCTTTCTCTTTGATTTCCAAGTAGTTCTAATTACAAGAATATTACCATTTGCATCAAAATGATTAAAAGAACTGGTAAGCAAGTTATTGTGTACACTCAAAGCTTCTTCAAAAAACATATCGGAACGGAGAGTCGGGTGAAAGTTTTTATAATTAACTACACCTTGTTTTCTATCGTAAGAAGCACTACCACCTCCTGTTAATCTTTTAACTTCATCTTCCAAAAACTTAACTTGTGAATCAGTTAATTCATCGTGAAATTCATCAACAATAGCACCAAATGAATGATATCCGATTTCAATAATAATATCAGCCTCATCTACCTCATTTGATAAACCATTACCGTAAACAAATACGTTAAGTGGATTACACTTTACTACTTGTGGTTCTCCCTGTACAATATCAATACGATAAAATTCCTCACCCGCAACAAGTGCGTCTTCAAACCCTCGATTAAATTTGTATTGTAAATTTTGTTGTTTGTAAAAATAGTTAAGTAAGGATGATGCCATTCTAGAGTTAGCATCTTGATAATCATATTTATAGAAATTCTGTATAGAAGCAAGTTTTTGTTTAATTACTGCTTCATCACTTTCTCCTTGTGTTAACTCCTGTTCTATAAGACCCATTACTTCACCCATAAGAGCTTTTTCTTTTTCAGAAGTAACATTTGGATTTGTACAAATAACTTTCCATTCAAATCTTCTCTTCATTTCTTCACCCATCAACAGTTTAATTTTTGGGTTACAAAGAGGATAGTTTTGCATTTTTGCAGGGAAAGTATTCATATCAAACCCTAATGGTGAGCAAACAGATTCTACATCTTTTAAATCAATGATATCGTTGTAAAGATCGTAATTTTTAATTTTGTTGTAATAATTTTGACGAATGCGACTATCGGAGTTAATACATAACTGTATAGCTCCTTCTACACATTCTTTTCCCCAGTTTTCGCTCTTTTTACTGAACGATAATTTTTGGGAGGGAAATATTTTGGATATTGGTTCCATAATTCATTTTGGGATTTAAGAAATTGTTTATTTTGTCATTTACTGTTTCGATCTTTTTTTCAGTATCGATTATAATCTTACGTCTATCCTCAAGAATAATTAACGTCATACCTAAAGCAGAAATTCTATCGAAGTTAGCTTCTGGATTCCACGTAATTAACTCTTGTAACAAAGCTGGAGATTTTATGTGAAACAGATTTAACGTTTCATCATTACCATACATATCTTCTTTTAACCATTCGTTAATAAGATTTCGAGCCCATTGGTTTACTTCCTTACTTGCAGGTGTACCTATATTCTTATTACCAATCATTTTTTGTTTCGATGTTATCGCAACTTGTTTTAAAATCTTAGGTGTTTCGGCAAGTAAATATAGTGAATTTTTATTCTCAAAGTATTGATATATACCCTTTTTCTGGTTTTCAAAGTTACATTTAGCATTATAATAGATTAATAATCTACGTAGATTTTCCCAGTATTCTTTTGCTGTTTCATGGCGAGCTGTGTACTCAGCTACTATTCTACGTGTTAATTTGTTAATAATAAATGTTGATTGTAAAGAACCTTGTAAATCATCATCATCTACGGGGTCGCATCCTGCGTAGTAAACACCTGATGGTACATTACCTGATAAATCTCTAATTGGTGTTTCAAAGATTTCAATACAACCTTGTGAGTTTCTATTTACTTTAAAGGGATATTCTCGTATAGGAGAAACATTTTGACTTCTCCATTCTATTGTACCATCTTCCATTTGTGTGAGAAAACCTTTAAGACTAGAATTTAATATTTTCTTATCGGTTTCTAAGTTACCCAATGCTTCTTTTAAATCTATTGTTGGAAAGAACATACCTTCTACCGTATAGAACATATGTGATGGAACTCTTGGGTTATTGATAAGTTCCATAGCTTGAGCATACTTATTATCCTTGAGTTTTATGAAATTGTCACTTAAGAATTTATCTGCTTTTTCCCAGTTTGTAATTTTATTTTCCCCTTCTTTAAATTGATTTAAACCAAGGTGTTTAGGTACAAAGAAACAAGTTTTACCTCTACCTTCATATATATCATCGAAGGAAAGGCAATTATAATCTTCTGGATGGTAAAATATATTCTTTACGTGATTTAACGCAATTCCTTTTACTAAACCACCAGTACCAAACATATATATTGTACCAAATTGTCTACCTGATTCAGATACACATTCTTTCAATGCTCCAAGTGCTTCTTCAATATTTGTCATAAAACCTACTTCCTCTAAACCAACAAAAGAAGGACGAGTTCCATTAGCTGCAAGCGGATTATCTTTAAAAGTAACGTGTTTAATTGTAGATTTAGCAATATCATTTTCTTTAGATCTAAATGTCTTACCTGATGCTAAAGAACCATCTGTTTCCACAGTAAGTGGGGAATGATATACAATTCCCTTATATTCTATCTTACCCGGAAGGTGTTCAAACCCTACACCAAATTTATCAAGTAAATCTTTAGAGTATTTAGTATCAATTGAACCAACCACTGTTTGAGTTGTTAAATAATTCTTTTCTGCTTTTGCTTGCATATATATATCGTAATCGTAAGCACCATCAAATAAAAAGTTGTGTGCTATCATTGCAGAAGCCCAATAAGATTTACCTGTTTCTCTAGCTTCTAAGTCGAGTACGTTTTTAGCTTCATTTTGGAACAAAGGTTTCCCAAGATTTGTAGGATGGATTGCTCGTAAATATTCCCTAGCATCTCTATATTCTTTATTTAAATCTTCTGGTCTTACAATACCATAATCAATAAAGGAATCCATCATTTGATTGTCTATAAGGCTCTGCTTATTTTCCGGCTTAAGAAGTCTATTACAAGTATATTTTGTATCACCTTCAAAACCTGAGAAACCCTTTGCTTCCATGTATATATATGCTTTCTCCCATTCCAAATCACGTAACCAAGGTCTACCTATCTGCTTACCCAAGTTACCTTTACCACTTACTTGTATATTCCAAAAATTTACATAAAAATAGAGTACACCCGGCATCCATTTGCCAGATACCCAATATCCTTCTATACATCTTCTTTTTTGATCTTTCCAATATGAAAGACGCTCAAAGTGTTGAGATATAGGATTAAATTCAGGTATTTCTATTTCTAAGAAATTGGAATTATTAATCATATTTCGGTAGTAAATCTATTCTTAGATGTTTCATCTGTATCTTGTTCCAAATCTAATTGAGATTTTACTGTTTGGTACATTTGATACATTTTATATGTGTTTGAAAGGAGTTTATCTAACATTTCATAAGTTTCTGCGTTGTAAGGACAACTAGCTATAAATTCATCTCTTTCTTTAAGTTTTCTTTCCCATTCTATTAATGATTTTTCTGCTTGAGATAAACACAGTTTAAAATACTGATCTGTTAAATCTTTAATTTCTTTTTCATCCCATTCAAAATTAGGTTGTTTAAGAAAGTACTTTGCAAGTTGTTCTTTTTTTTCATCTTCTGGTAAGTTTCTAAAATTATTATGTTTAGATTTATCAAGCAAAAGAGCTACAGCCCACATTATCTGTGAGCTGTCTTTTTTCCCTTTTGACTTATCTTTATTATGAAACTCCTCAAATACCCCAATATATTTCAACTGTGGATTTGTTTCCCAAAAATTAACATCAGTATCAAATTTATCTAAAACAGTCATTCTTTTAATTTAAAAATAAAGTTTTTCATATTGTAAAGAAAGAGTTCCAAACTTACATCAACTTTATAAAAAGCCATTGTTCGCAAAGCATTTAATCTAAATTGTTCAATATATTGTTTCGGATTACCACCAAATGTAATCATATACTTAATAAAATATATATCTTTACCTTCATATACAGGAACAAAACTTTCTATTTTGTTGTCTAGTATTTTAATTTCAGGATAAATAACTTCATTTCGAGCACGTAACTCTTGAATAGTTATTTCCTCAATTTCTTCTTTTTTACTTTCTGGAATAACCATTATTCATAACTTTTTGGGTTGAACTCCTGTGGTCTTTTAAGAAGTTCTACATCTGCTTCATTAAGGTTATTAGAAACAATTGCTTCTGTAGTTAACATTAAGGAAGAAATAGATGCAGCATTCTCTAAAGAAACACGAAGTACTTTTGTTGGATCGATAACACCAGCATCGAAAAGGTTAACATAAATATCATTTCTGAAGTCATAACCTGTATCTTCTGTAAAGTTAGCTACAACAACTTCATGATTTTTTCCGCAGTTAGATGCAATTTGTTTGATTTGTTCCTTAAGTGCTTTAGCAACAATTAAGTAACCAATCTTGTATTCTTTTTCTGCGAAAGATGCTTCCTTTTCTAAAATATTTGCAATCTTAATAAAAGTTAAACCACCACCTTCAGATAACCCTTCAGCCATAGCTGCTTGAGTTGCTCTTACTGCATCGTCTACAAGATCAAT